TTTAAAAAGAAAGGAGAAAAAAATGCAAACAATGACACTTAAAGGCTACTGGATAGAAACTGAAATTTTTTACAAGGTGCCTCTTGATTGTGGCTGTACTGTTAGAGTCGTAGAAAATGACGGCATCGACTGTAACTGCCACGACTCAACGTATTTCGTTCTTAGTCCTAAGAACTATAACTTAATTAAACCTTCTGAAACTGCTCAACAGGCGCACGACAAATACAGTGCTAAATGCGTAGCTTTTGAGAGAGATTTATTAGAGTCGGAGGGAAAATAATGAAAAATAATCAAATAATAGCCAAATTTTTAAAGGCTCAATTAGTTGCTCTAAGCAGTGAATATGATGAAGGCTATATAAATGAGTCTGAGTTCGTCTTAAAAGAAATGTGTCTAAGAGATTGCTTACTTGAAGTAGGTGTTAAAGTTTCTTTAAGAAATTTGGAGGTGGCGTAATGATTACAGACATACAATTAGAAAAGCTGCTACAAGATATAACAAGCAATTATATTAGTATAACTATAGGTATTAATGAGTCTCTTGGATATCCAATTAATGAAGAAGCAATGGAAAATAAAGTTGAAAACTTTAAAAACAATCTCTCAATAAAAAAAGGAGAAAAATACATAAAAATTATTAGCGGGAAATCTACTTGGGGTTTTATTAATGTGAGCCATCCTGAATTCTTTGAAGGAGATATTTTTGAAGCATACGATGACGAGTCACCTCTTTTAAACCGAGCCAGAGGAAATGTTACAAAGTCTTATTCTTTGTTGAACTACGTTTCACCCATGAGCTTTAAACAAATGAGAGGTGTGTAATGAATATCTTTAAATGTGGTGCGGTAATGTGTGTTGGCATAGTGTTAGCCATGATTATCGCAGAAAACGATCTAGGAAAAGGTGTCGAGTTAGTCGGCATCCTAGCGGTGCTACTTTCGGGTGCGACCAGTATGCTCTACGCTTTAGAACCAAAGCTACAGCGTCTGTACATGCTCGAAAATGCGTATAGTAAACTATGGAATAAGAAAGGAGAAATATAATGACAAATCCATATAACAAAAACCTGTCGACTGTGTTTAAAACGCTCAGAAAAGCTGTCGATGGCAACCCTAATGCTGAAGAAGCATTAGCTTTACTTTCTGAGCATGTAAAACGTAAAACACCAAAAAGCCGTAAGACTCGTGATTATGGTATTTATGACGACCATGTTGTAAAACAATCTGGTGCTTTCCGTAGTGGTGCGACTGTCCCTCGCTCACCTAATATCAAGCAAGTTATCGAGGCTATAGGTGGTAAAGGTAGGACAGTAAAAACCCTTAAAAAAGAACTTGGTGTTTGCGAGGCTGATTTTGCTTACTACCATAAATGGGGATATATCGACGTAATGACTGGGAGTGCCTCGTGAGGGGCATTCTTATAGACCCTACATCTAAATCGATAACCGAAATAGAATATAGTGGCGATTACAAACAGATATACACGCTGTGTGATTTTAGATATTTTGAGTGTGCCGAGATAGACGAGGAACACACATTATTTATTGACGAGGAAGCTTCGTTCAAAGAAGATAATGATTTCTTCAGAATCGTTGGCGATCCTCCACGCAGTTTTGCTGGTAAAGGTTTAATATTAGGTCTTAATTATTCAGGAGAGTCTGTTGGCTCCCAGTTATCTGTAGAGGATATAGAAGAAAAAGTCAAGTTTTTCAAAGTAGGTGAGTTTTTGATAAATGAGACTTTAGGTTGGGAAGATTGAAAAAAGGCATTACATTCGGAGCGTTCGATTTATTTCATGCTGGTCACACATTAATGCTAGAAGAAGCAAAAACTGTGTGTGACCATTTAATCGTTTGCCTTCAAAACAATCCGAACAACGACCGCGCAGAAAAAAATGTGCCTGTACAAAGTATTGTTGAAAGACAGATACAGTTAAAGGCATGTAAATTTGTTGACGAGATTATTGTCTACGAATTAGAAATAGATGTTGTCGACATACTCTTGAGTCTTGACTGGGATGTTCGTATAATAGGTGAGGAATATCGTCACGAGCCTTTCACTGGCAGAGATATAACTCTTGACCGTTGTTACTTTAATAAGAGAAGGCATAAGTTCTCTACAAGCGAACTTAGAAAAAGAATAAAATAGTCCTTTACTTTTATTCTAGAATAGTGCATCATGACTGTATTGATTAACAAAGAAAGGAGAAAAATCATGACAAAAGATCAATTAATAGAACTAGCAATCGAAACATTCTGGCATAACACTGCCGAAGGTCAACCCCTCGATACAGCTAATAGCGAGTACACTATATCTGACGACCAGACTACTGTCGCCAAGTATTATCTGCTTGACAATAAAACTGGTAGCACTAAAAAGTTTAACGACATAGAGTGCTTGTTTACAAAACTTCCTAAGAAAATTGTCTCTGACTTTATTTCATACTACGCATAAGGAGAAAACTATGAATAATACAGGAAACTCAGAATATTGGACAATGACAGGAACAGAGGCTAAAGCGCATGTTCAAAAGCTAAAAAATAACCCTTCTAAATATGGTTCCGTGACCATAAAAATGTACTTGGCTTGTAACCATGTAGAAAAAATAGAAGACGAAGGTAAGTATGAAGAAGATACATACGGAGGTAGCGAATGGGGAATGAATACAACATCTATTGAACTTAGGTGGAAAGATTTCCTAAATGTTTGCGCAGAAGCTGATACTTTTTCTAAACTTAAAAAAGCAAGATTCGAAGAAGTTGGTCGCGATGATACTTCTGCCGAACATGGTACAGGGATTACTCTTCACACTCACCATAATTCTAACTTTAATTACACTATGGTCTTAATCACGTAAGAGTGTAGTTTCTTGACTCTTGTTAAATGGCTCCTTCGGGAGTCATTTTTTTATTTTAATAAAGTCCTTTACTTTTATTCTAGAATAGTGCATCATGACTGTATTGATTATTTATTAACAACAAGAAAGGAGAAAAATATGAAAAATCAACTAACTACTAACCAACAAAACGCGATGAATATCTTAGACGACCAAGTTATTACTCAGTCCGACTTTGTCGACGAGGGTGGTGCTTATGTAATCTTATCTGACTTAATTGAGATATTAGTTGGCGAGGGTTGGACTACTAAATCTGCCGAGGGCACTATTGGTTCTCTGTGTGAGACTAAGCACTTAGATTTATTTGAGCGTGCTATGGACAACTTTCCTTTTAACCCTTCTTGGGCTCGTCAGGATACTTGGTGGTTGTCGCTGTAATAACTGCCTCTTAATAAATGGCTCCTTCGGGAGCCATTTTTTTATTTTAATAAAGTCCTTTACTTTTACTCTAGAATAGTGCATCATGACTGTATTGGCTGACAAAGAAAGGAGAAAAATATGAAAATAACAACAAAACAAAATGACAACTATCTAGAGGTTACTTTAAATGGCAACTATGTTGGAATGTCTGCATCATGTACTGATAAGATCTTGTCTATTGAAACTGCGGGACACAAAGATTGTAAACTTGTTGGTGTAACTGCTACAAATAAAACTTTTGAATTATCAGGAGGCATACATGCAGGAGGAACTAGAAAAGATTGGTTTTTAGAAGTTGACGGAATAACTGTTCTTTATACTAATAGCGCAAAAGACTGTTTAGAATTACTTTGTGCGCTAGACTGGACTGATGAACAAATTGATTTTTCTAACCGCTTATACAAAAAAGATACAGCGAGGAAGGGTTAAATTCCCTCCCAGTTATATGGCTCCTTCGGGAGCCATTTTTCGTATTGGATATTGGCTATTCATGAGGAGTGGATTTATTAATTGATGTTGACGAAAAGTCGGATATTGGCTAATAGTCTAATAGGTTGTTGTCGAATGCCTCTTGTAGAAGAGTATACAGCGTATTAGATGAGGTTATTAGATGACTATTAGATGTAAGAGGTAATATGGGATACGTATGGTAATTCTTTACCATAGCAAGGGAATAGGGTTAGAATATGGAACAACGAGGTAGTGTGAGCCTTATATAAGTCTGGAGAGACATACCATATATGGAAGCGAGTCGCAAGGAAAAGAAGCTAACACCTAAACAGGAGAAGTTCGCNCAAGCGGTTGCATCAGGAACCAGCTTAAAGGAGGCTGCCGTCCTTGCTGGCTACTCACACAAGAATGCTGGCAGAGCAGGAGCATTCCTCGCGAACAACGAGCCNCTTGTNCAACGACGAATACAAGAGTTACAGAACAGAGGGGCAGCGAGGGCAACGCTCACACTATCCAGGCATCTTGACAATCTCGAAGAGTTAAGAGACAAGGCACTCTCGAACAATGCCTTTGGGGCAGCAGTAACTGCCGAGATAAGCCGAGGCAAAGCAGCAGGAATATATGTCGAACGCAAAGAACTAACGGTCAACAAAACGTCAGACCTTACCAAGCTAGAAATAATAAGTAGACTCAAAGAATTACACCAAGAGTCAGGAGGGGTTTTGCCTTCGACCACATATACTATTGAAGGAGAACAGTCTGTTGACTCCGAGCCTGAGTTCGAGAAGACTGTTGTCGAAGAGTCAAAGGACAATAGTTCTGGAGTTATTTGATTATGAGTAGGATTCTTTTCTATGTGGACTCTTGGTATCTTGACTCAGAGCATGATGACCCCCCCTGCATGTATGACTTCTATATAAAAACTTTACGTTGGTTCACAGTCCGTAGTCTCCAAAATATATTCCACAAAAATTTTGCAATATTTTTATAAATGAAAGATAACGAACTAGAGCACATACCCCAAGAGTTACTTGTCGAACATCTCGAACTATCGGAACGATTGGCGGAACTCACAGAAAAGGAAACAATACAGACGAACTTTCTTCCATTCGTAAAAGCGATGTGGTCAGACTTTATAGAAGGGGAACACCACCGCATAATGGCAAAAGCTTTTGACCGAATAGCATCAGGCGAACTGAAAAGACTTATTATAAATATGCCACCACGTCATACTAAGTCGGAATTCGCCTCCTACATGTTCCCAGCATACCTAGTCGGTAGGAATCCTGGACTCAAAATTATCCAGGCAACACACACTGCAGACTTGGCTGTTCGTTTTGGTCGTAAGATTCGTGATCTAATTGTAACAAAACAATATACTGATGTGTTCCCGAACGTTGAGTTAAATCCAGAGAGTAAAGCAGCAGGAAGATGGGAAACAAGAACTAGAGACGGAAAAATGAACGGCGAATATTTTGCATCAGGTGTCGGTGGTGCTCTAGCTGGTAGGGGTGCGGACTTATTTATTATTGACGACCCACATTCTGAGCAAGATGCGATGAGTGCTAACGCTCTTGATGATGCGTACGAATGGTATATGACTGGACCAAGACAGAGACTACAGCCAGGAGGTGCGATAGTAATGGTTATGACGCGTTGGTCTAAAAAAGATTTGACTGGTCGCGTTGTGAAAAAAATGATGGAATCAGAAGAAGCTGACCAATGGGAAATTATAGAACTGCCTGCGATTCTACCAAGTGGTAAACCTTTATGGGAAGGTTATTGGCCACTGCCTGAATTACAAAAGATCAAAGCCTCTATTTCTCCAAGTAAATGGACAGCTGAATATATGCAGAACCCTACTGGGGAAGGTGCGTCGATTATCAATAAAGAATGGTTTAAAGTTTGGGATAGAGATTCTCCGCCACACGTTGACTATATTATTCAATCTTACGACACGGCTTTTTTAAAAACTGAAAGAGCGGATTACTCAGCTATAACAACATGGGGAGTGTTTTATCCTGAAGGAACTATCGGGGAAGACAGTTACGCAGGTAATGAAGCACATATTATATTATTGGATTCAGTTCGCGAGAGGCTTTCTTTCCCTGAATTAAAACAGAAAGCTCTAGAACAATACAACGAATGGGATCCTGAGTCTGTAATAATAGAAGGTAAGGCATCGGGCATGCCTCTGACACAAGAACTCCGTGCTCTTGGCATACCTGTACAAAACTTTACACCGAGCCGAGGGCAAGACAAAGTTGCTAGATTAAATGCGTGTACTCCGTTGTTTAGTGGAGGTTATGTGTGGGTGCCAGAAACTAATTGGGCAGAACAACTTGTTGATGAAGTGTCGGACTTTCCTTACGGAGAACATGATGACTTAGTTGATAGTACAACACAAGCATTAATGAGATTTCGTCAAGGAGGTTTTGTAAAACTAGGAACTGACTATGAGGAAGAACCAGTGTATCGAAGGAAACGAGTTTACTATTGAGTACATTATAACGTATGATTTAAACTTGCTCATCAAAATTGGAGAAAATTAAAAGTAAATGGCAATAGAAAAAACAATGTTGGACGCATTGATGAATGGTGAGTCTACTGAAGTTGAGATCCCAGAAGAAATGGGTGAAGTCCTGCCTGAAAACATAATTATAGAAGGCGAAGAAGAAACTGACATTGCTATAGTCCCTGACCCAATAGAAGATTTTAATGAAAACTTAGCTGAAGTTATAAACGAAAGTGACTTACGAGCACTTTGTATGGACTTAACATCAGATTTCGACGAAGATGAAGAGTCTCGTAGAGAATGGTTAGAAACATTTACAAATGGTTTAGACTTACTCGGTATAAAAACTGAAGATAGAAGTGAACCATTTCCAGGTGCGAGTGGTGTACATCACCCTTTATTATCAGAATCTGTAGCACAGTTCCAAGCACAAGCCTATAAAGAACTCTTGCCTGCTGATGGACCTGTTAAAACACAAGTTTTAGGCAACGTTGACCCCTCAAAAGAGCAACAAGCACAAAGAGTCAAAGAGTTTATGAACTATCAGATAACATACAATATGGAAGAGTTCGATCCAGAACTAGACCAGTTGCTGTTTTATCTCCCACTTTCTGGTTCTGCTTTTAAAAAGGTTTTTTATGACCCTTCTAAAGCAAGGGCAGTAAGCAACTTTATAATGGCAGAAGATTTTATAGTTTCTTACTCAACAACAGACCTACTTGATTGCCCAAGAGCAACACATGTCATACAGATGACAGAAAACCATATCCGTAAGATGCAACAGGCAGGTTTATATAGAGATGTAGAGATAGGTGAACCCTCACAAGACGACGAAAGTCTTTCTGGTGTTAAATCAAAGATAGACAATATAACTGGAGTCAGCAAACCTTCAGTTGCTGAGACCTATACAGTGCTCGAAATGCATGTAGACCTCGATTTAGAAGGTTTTGAAGACTCAGAAGACGGTGAAGAGACAGGAATTGCCTTACCATATATAGTTACAATGGTAAAAGAGAGTAATCAGATACTTGCTATACGAAGAAACTTCTCCCCAGACGACCCTCTTAAGAAGAAAATAGAGTACTTTGTTCACTATAAATTCCTTCCAGGACTAGGTTTTTATGGTTTTGGGCTTATCCACATGATAGGTGGTCTAAGTAAATCAGCAACATCTATACTAAGACAACTTGTCGATGCAGGCACATTAAGTAACTTACCTGCTGGATTTAAGGCAAGAGGAATGCGAATTAGGGATGATGATACACCTATAGAGCCTGGAGAATGGCGAGATGTAGATGTCCCAGGTGGCACTATAAGAGATGCGCTTATGCCACTACCTTATAAAGAACCAAGTGGCGTACTAGCACAACTTTTAGGTGTTATCGTAGAAGGTGGTCAGCGTTTTGCAAATATAGCAGACATGAAAATAGGTGATATGGGTCAAGAAGCACCTGTTGGTACAACTATTGCGATGCTAGAACGTGGTAGCAAAATTATGTCGGCGATACATAAACGTCTACACTATGCTCAAAAAGTAGAATTTAAACTTTTAGCTAGAGTATTCTCAGAATCTCTACCTCCTGAGTATCCTTACGATGTAGTTGGTGGATCTCGCACTATATACGCAAGAGACTTTGACGGACAGGTGGACATATTACCAGTAAGTGATCCAAACATATTTAGTATGAGCCAACGTGTCGTGCTCGCACAAACTCAGCTACAGTTAGCACAAAGTGCTCCTGAGTTACATAACCTAAGGGAAGCGTATTTTAAAATGTATACTGCTTTGGGTGTACAAAACATAGACGAAATACTCGAACCACCAGAAGACATGTCACCGAAAGACCCAGTGCAAGAAAACCAAGATGCACTTATGGGCGCACCATTAAAAGCATTTTTAGAACAGAATCATGATGCGCACATAGCAGCGCATATGGCATTTATGCAGAATCCTATGGTGCAACAGAATCCTGCTGCAATGCAGGCACTTCAAGCACATATACAAGAACATCAAGCTATGAAGTACAGACTACAAGTACAACAGATACTAGCTGAACAAGGTATGGAACTTCCACCAGAAGGGCAACCAGTACCTATGGAAGTACAAAACCAGATAGCCATGTTGGCAGCACAAGCAACTCAGCAAATAACAGGACAAGAACAAGCCTTGATAGAAGCACAGCAAATGGCACAACAGCAACCACAAATGGACTTGGCTAATAAACAACTAGAATTACAAGGTATGGAAATACAAAGAAAAGCACAAGCAGATCAGTTACGTGCTCAAACAGAACTTACTAAAGCAGAAATGGATGCGCAAACTGCTTTAGCGAAGGCAGAGAAAAATGAAGACATAGCTCAACAAAGAATTGCAGCCTCTCGTGAGAAAGATGCAATGGAAGCTGAACTCAAGTCTCAGAAATCTTATGGTGAAATATTAAAACAAGTAAAAGACGCAGAGGAGAATAGTGAGTAATGGCTAAAAAACGAGGGTTGTACGACAACATAAACGCAAAGAGAGATCGAATCAAAGCTGGTTCTGGTGAAAAAATGAGAAGTGCTGGTGACAAAGGTGCACCAAGCGCACAAGATTTCAAAGACGCAGCTAAAACTGCCAAGAAAAAAGACGGAGGTCTTTATAAAATGGCTGATGGTGGCATGTATAAGATGGCTGGCGGAGGCATGCCAGGAGGTACAATGCTTAAAATGAAAGACGGAGGTTTAGCTGTACAAAGTAAAGGCTGTGGAACAGTAGACAACAAACGCAGAAAACCAACAAAATTACGATAGGAGAAAAATATGCCAATGAAGGAATACTCAAAAAAGCAGAAGAAAATTGCTAAAGTCGCAGAGCCAAGAGATAAAATCGATGGAGCAGATTTCAAAAAACTTAGAGGAATGAAAGATGGGGGTATGTACAACTACAGCGAAGGCGGTTTACACACTCATAAGAAAGTTGTAAAAACAAGAGGCACAGGTGCTGCTACAAAAGGTTTAAATTTTCATAGTTCTGATTAATGGACTATATAAAGGTTGTCGAGTACCTACTCAAAAAGTANAGAGAACGTTGTACTGCTTTAGAAGAAACACTCGCATCGGGAGGTGTTGCTAGTTTTGAGCAATACCAACGCGTCGTCGGAGAGATATCAGGTCTTCGCTCTGCCGAACAAGAAATAATTGACCTGCGTAAAAATATGGAGAAAGAAGTAGATGACTAAAGAAGTTGTACCAGATGTTGTTATGAATTTTGACAAGGCTCCTGCTCGTGTACCTGAAGAGGTCGTGCCAGAAGAAAAGTCAGTTGAAGAGATTACATCGCAAACAGAAAAATTACCACAACCAACAGGATACAGAGTATTGATACTACCGAGAGGCAGATCAGCTGTAACTGATGGTGGCATTCAATTAGTTTCTGAAACTATTGAAAGAGACACAGTATCCTCAGTTGTAGGATATGTTATTTCTCTTGGACCAGATGCATACAAGGATCCTGTAAAGTTTCCTGAAGGTGCTTGGTGTGAAGAGGGAGAATGGGTGCTTTTTGGCAGATACGCTGGTGCTCGATTTAAAATTGATGGAGGAGAACTCCGTATTTTAAATGACGATGAAATATTAGCCAGAATACCAGACCCAGAAGCAGTAGATTATTAATAACTAACATGGAGGAAACCATGCAACAAGAAGAAAATCTTGCCATAGAAGAAACAGTAGAAGTCGAACTTCCTACTGAAGAAAAGAAAGAAGAAAATATAGAAATTGTCGATTCTCAACCTGAGGAACAACCAGTTGAAGATGATAAAACTGAACAAGAAGAGTATAGTGATTCTGTTCAGAAAAGAATCAACAAGCTAACCTATAAGCTAAGAGAAACAGAAAGACAAAACGAAGAAGCAGTTTCTTGGGCACAAAAAGTCCAAGAAGAAAATGCTACACTTAAGAAAAAAGCTGAATCTGCAAATACAGCTATGTTTTCTGAATATGATAACAGGATCAATACAGAATTAGATTCTGCTAAAGCAGAGTATAAGGATGCACTTGATCGTGGCGACACAGAAGCTGTTGTATCATCAAATGAAAAACTTGCTCGTTTGTCAGTAGAAGCAGAAAGTTTACGTCGTGTAACAGAACAGCGTAAAAGAGCTGCCGAGAACCCTGAAGAGAAAGCACAGCAGCCAGTTATGCCAGCAGCAAACACTGCTCAACCAGCACCACCAGATCCTAGGGCACAAGAATGGGCAAAGAAAAATGATTGGTTTGGTAAAAACCAAGGTTTAACTTTTGCTGCATTTGGTGTACATAGAGAACTTATGGATGAAGGTTATGATGGCGCAACTGATGACTACTATGCAGAATTGGACAACAGGCTTTCCAAATTCGGAATAAGCACCTATAATGAAGATCAAGAACAAGTTTCCGACTCTCCCGTGCAGAGAGTAGCGAGTCCTACAAGACAAGCAAGAAGTAAAAATGCACGCAGTAAGACTGTAAAACTCACACAGAGTCAAGTAGCAATAGCGAAAAAACTTGGTGTGCCTCTTGAAGAGTATGCTAAATATGTTAAAACACAATAAGGAGTAAAAAATGACAGAAAAAGATACAAATAAACAAGTAGACGAATCTGTTGCTACTGATCGATCTCCTCGATCTGCACAAGCACGAGAAAAAGAAACTCGCAGAACACCATGGGCACCGCCCTCTGCACTAGATGCACCACCTGCACCTCCAGGTTTTAAGCATCGTTGGATTAGAGAATCTATACTTGGACAAGACGATAAGACTAATATGTCTAAACGTCTACGTGAAGGCTTTGAGCCTGTACGTTCGGAAGAGTTTCCAGATTTTGAAGCACCAACGATACAAGATGGAGTACATGCTGGTGTGATCGGAGTAGGTGGTTTGATCCTGGCAAGAATACCTGAAGAAACAGTAATTGAACGGAAAGAGTATTTCGATGCTCAAACCGCTGACGCTATGCGTGCTGTTGACACAGATTTAATGAGAGAAAGCGACCCAAGTATGCCTATTAGTAGACCTAATAGAAATACCAAAGTTACTTTCGGAAAAGGATCTTAGGTAAAACTAAGAATTTTAACAACATATTTTATATAAAGGTGAAATAATATGGCGAATGTAAATGACCCAGATGGTTTTACTCCCGCATATCATATGTCTGGTGGTACAATCAGACCTGCAGAGTTTGCGATAGCAAGTGGCACGAACGCTTCGATTTTTTCGGGCGACGTAGTCAATCTCTCAAGTGGTTTGGTTATACAGGGTACTGCAACAGGTACTCCACTAGGTGTATTTTACGGAGTAGAATTCACAGCAACTTCAGGCGAAAAGATTTTTTCAAAATCTTGGACAGCTGATACTGCAACATTAGGCTCTGCGAATGCTAAAGCATTTGTTTATGTCGATCCAGATATTGTTTACGAGGCGCAGGGATCTGCTACTCCTACACAAGCATCTATCGGTACAACAAATACTATAACAACAACCGCAGGTGATTCTTCAACAGGTCGATCAAAAGAAGCAGTTACAGCAACTACTTCTAGTGGGATTGCACTAATAGTAGGTTTTCCCGATAAACCGTCAAATTCTATTGGTCAGTACGCTAGGATGTATGTAACATTCCCAGCTTCTGTGTTCGGTAATTCATAAAGGAGTAAATAACAATGGCAATTAATAGAGCACAATTAGTGCAAGAACTAGAGCCTGGATTAAACGCTCTCTTTGGACTTGAATATAGCAGATACGAAAACGAGCATGCTGAAATTTTTGATACAGAAAATTCAGATAGAGCGTTTGAAGAAGAAGTTATGCTTTCAGGTTTCGGTGAAGCACCAGTGAAAGGCGAAGGTGCATCAGTCTCATACGACTATGCGCAAGAAACTTTCACCGCTAGGTACTCTCACGAAACTGTAGCATTAGCTTTTGCTTTGACAGAAGAAGCTATAGAGGACAACCTATATGATAGCCTTTCAGCTAGATACACTAAAGCGTTAGCTCGATCAATGAGCCAAACGAAACAAGTGAAAGCTGCAAATGTTCTCAATAATGGTTTCTCATCTAGTTTTCCAGGAGGGGATGGTAAGGAGTTATTTGCTACTGACCACCCAACTTTGACAGCTGGTGATCAATCCAACGAGCCAAGCACAGCTGCTGATTTGAACGAAACTTCTCTAGAGAATGCAATGATAGATATCTCTGCATTTAAAGATGAACGTGGTCTAAAAACTAACGTTCAAGCTAGAAAATTAATCGTTCCACCAGCACTTCAGTTTGTAGCTGATAGACTGCTTAACACTCCTGGAAGAGTAAGTACTTCTGATAACGATATAAACGCTATCAGAAATATGAGCATGCTTCCAGAAGGTTATACAGTTAATCACTTCTTAACCGATACGGATGCGTTTTTTATTAAAACAGACGCACCTAACGGACTAAAACATTTTGTAAGGGCAGCAATGTCTACTGGTATGGAAGGCGACTTCGAAACTGGTAACATGCGTTACAAAGCAAGAGAAAGATATTCTTTTGGTTTTAGTGACTGGCGTGGTATTTATGGTTCCCCAGGGGCATAAATAATCGTTTAGACAAAGTAAAGGGAAGCTTCGGCTTCCCTTTCTTTTCTTCGACAATAAGTATAGAATAAATTTCTAGGATTTATTAATTTTGTTTTATCGACTGACCTAGCAGACGAGCCGAGACGATAAGACTTATTTCCGCAGGAGGAAATTATGGCAAATTCGACTTTTAGTGGACCAGTCAGGTCCGAAAATGGTTTTAAAACCATTGATGTAAATTCAACAACAGGAGCTGTTACCGATGGTTTAGTAATAAACAAAGACGGTAATATCTTTACTGATGATGGTGGGCATATTCAATATGTTGCAGCAGCAGGTTTTGGACCAGCTGATTTAATCGTAGGTAAAGGTGGTAGTCAATACGCTACAGCTAATCCTTACGCAGAAAGTGCAACACAATTATTCCCATTAGGTGCTAAGTTAGTTTATGGTAATAATGTTTATCGTTATGTTGGAATAGGTGGAACTGCGGTAACAGCAGGTAAACTTTTACAACAACCAGCAGTAGTTTCTGACCATGCTAATATGGCTGCAACAGCAGCAGTAGCAGCAGGTGAAACAGCTATTTCTGTAGAAACAGGTGGTACTGATATTACTCTTAACCAATATGCAAACGGCTATCTTTGGGTAAATGATGTAAATGGTGAAGGGCAAATGCTTAGAGTAAAATCTAATCCAGCACA